CCCAACCCCGTCCAGAATTGCCGATTTTTCATTTCACTGGAGGTCAGACAACCCTGTCCAACCCTGTCCAAGGTGTCCACAGGCGATTTTCCAGAATTTCCTCAGATCCTCAGAATCTCAAATCCATTTGAATAAATTTCCTCAGTCATCCGTCCGAGTGTCCAGATCTCATTTGACTTTGCTTTCGGCCGTGTCCATGATTGGTAGTGGCAGCCGTCCGATGTATGGAGTAACCGATGTGCAGTGATCACTTGCAGGAACTCAAAGCGAACGAGACGCGGGTCCAAAAGGCCCTCCGACGCCCCAACCCGCACTTCCAGTCCGTGGCCGACTTCGGCCAATACCTCTACGCCCTGGGGGTCGAGACCCGAGGCCCGACCGTCGAGTCCATCGCCGCGCGGGTCGAGGACGCCGGCCAGTACGCCATGGAGGTCGATGGCCATGTCGTCACCCCGGAGTTCAACCCCCGCATGGATGGGAGCATGGGCCGGGAAATCCAGACGACCAACCGCACGTGGACGTGGTCCGTCTTTAAGGCCGCACGCGACCGCTTGCCCGTGGACGACGAGTACAAGCGGGAAGTGGCCCAGACCTGGGCCCAGGTCGACGTGTTCAACCACCCACTGGAGGAGGTGGCCGACGATGATGCCGTCTCCGAGGCCGGGGAAGCAACCTCGGCCGCGATGGTCGACCAGATGCGCCAGGCCGTTCGAGATCAGCTCAAAGAGGAGGGACGATGGAACGGCCAATGAGCGTGGAGGTCGTGCGGTTCCAGTCCGTCGACCACATTCGGATGTCAGCCCCAACTGTCCTGGACCTGCCGGCCTTCCTCGATATGGTGGCAGACGTGACCGGCCATCCCGATCAGTCCCGAGACCTGATGACTCAGTTCGGGTGCATGATGGACGCGGTCAGCCAGGACGATTCGTCCCCAGGGATGGACCTGACTCAGACCGTCGAGGTTGTGGTCTGGGACGACGCCCCGAGGTTCATGTTTGAGGGATGGGAGTCGAACTGTTACGGTCTCCTTGTACCGGCCATGCCGTCCCCGGGCGGCTGGCTCTACTTTCACCGCGGGGTCCCTAAGGACCTCCAACCCCCAGAAACGGGAGCAACACATGATTGATGAGACAGACGTTCGACGAGCACACGAGACGGAAATGACGCCCGACGAAAAGGTCCGACGCTACCTGGTCGAGACCAACGTCCGGCTGGAGATGTTCCGCTCCAACAACGTCCGGCTGGAGATGTTCCGCTCCAACACAGGCCCCATGGTGCGGGCCTCTTACACGAAGGGCAACGGCGTGACCATGTCTGAGAGTGTTTACCTGGAGCCGAACGTCCCGATGACGAATCTGGCCCTTGAGGCCATCGAGAACCTGGAGGATGAGCTGCACGACCAGGGGATTTTTCTGATAGACTGACACGACGGACAATTCCCGGTCATGCGCCGGGTGAATCTGACTTTTGACTGAGCCGAGGAGGCGCTGATGAGAGATGAGTTTGAGGACTTCAAGGACAATCTGGACACGATGGACCGGGAGGTCGAGCTGCTCCTGGAAGACATCAAGATGACGGAGCGCCAGCTCGCCGCGGAGCGCCGGGCCAACGATGTCGCGTTCGTGGTCTTGCTTCTGGGACTCCTCGTGTTGCTGATGCTCACCGCTGGAGGACTGCTATGAAAGCCCCGGACCATGTAGACTCGCTGGACGAACTGGTCGAGTGGCTGGAGGACCAATTTCTGGGCAATGAGGACGTGCAGATCCTGAAGGCCCAGATGACCTTTCATACCGAGGGCCTGAACGTGGACGCCCACGTCCGGTACTGCCAATCGGAGGACCGTTTCGTACTGCCCGTCGTTGAGGTTCGGTCTCGGGGAGGGCGACGTGAAGCCTAGACACCGAGACGCGCTCAACGAGGCCATGGGGCCCGGCGAGGAGTGGTCGAGCCTCCATGGGTGCCTGACCAATCCGGCCGATGATCGTTGGCAGGGTTGCCCCGATGAGATCAGCCAGGAGGTCGTGCGCCGCTACGTCATCACGTCCCTGGGCCGGTTGTTCCGGCTCATTTGGCCCGAGGATTCCAACTTCCTCCAGGGGGACATCTATGAGATGGCCCTGCACACGCGCCAGCAAGGCAACCAGCAGTACCTCGTGGAAGTGGACGGCGTCCGTTGGGAGCCGACGCCCCGGTTCCTGGTCGATCAGGCCTTTGTGCCCCTGGAGGCCCGGTCCCCGTCGACCACGACCGAGCGCCGGGGCGGGCTGGACTTTGTGAGTCTGGACGCCCTCCAGGCCGAGGGGGACCAAAGGCGCTGAAGCCACGTACCAATTCCCTGACAGACAGACGACTCTCACCGACGCCCTGGCCTTGACCGGCCGGGGCGACCTCTTTGTGGAGGTGCCTGATGCCTGATGACCGACAGCCCTGGGACAAGCAGCACGCCGAGACGGACAAGGCCTTCGAGGCCTTCCGGCTCTACCGAGATATGGGGGCAGACCGCAGCCAGGCCAAGGTGGCCGAGGAGATGGACCACAATAGCCCCCGCCACGTCGAGCGGTGGGCGTCGAAACACGACTGGACCGATCGCATTGACGCCTGGACACGGCATCAGGACCAGCGGCGCCAGAAGAAATTCCAGGAGCGCCAGGATGAAGTCCTGGAGATGTTCTACGACCACCTGGAAGAGATCGGCCGGGCGGCCCTGGCCGAGGCCCTGGCCGAGGGGGACCCGAACATCCGGCTGATCATCGACCTGATGGACCGCTGCGGCCTCAAGCCCAAAGAGCAGACCGAGATCCAGATCGGCTCCCAGGAGGCCGGGGAAGACAAGGTCTCCGACTTGCTGCCCGAGGTCGGCCAAGACCAGCGGGACGAATGAACATCATCGACCGGATCAAAGAATGGCTGTTTGCCTGGCAGGTCGCATGGCTGAAGGACCAGTCCCCCTGGAAGGTGGCCCTCAAGTCCCGCCAGATCGGCTGGACCGAGGTCTCGGCTCTGGAGGCCTTTCTCCACGGGCTGCGGCACGACGTCCACTTTTGCTTCCTGGTCTCGACCAAGGTGGCCAACGCCCGCCGGCAGATCCTCGACCGGATCAAGAACCGCTGGCTGCCCCTGTTCCAGGAGGACCCGGACCTGAAGGCCCTGGTCGAGGGCGTCAAGGTCAACAAGAACTCGATTGAGCTGCCCAACGGCTCGAAGCTGATCGCCACGGCCCATGATCCGGGGCGGCTCCGAGGCAACACCGACTCCAGCTACTGGTTCGACGAGTTCGCCTTCTGGGCCAGCCGGATTCACGAGGAGTTGGTCGATGCCGTCTGGCCACAGATCGATGCCTTCCAGAATCGGGCCTCGGTCGTGCGGATTTTCTCGACCCCGTGGACCCAACACGGCAATTTGTTCTGGGAGATCTGGGAGAATCACGACCAGACACACGAGGCATTCAGTCGTCACCGAGTCGACATCAAACAGGCCGTCCAGCGGGACCCTCGGTTCGCCTTTGACATCGAGGCTGCCCGCCGGAAGTACCCGAAAGATAAGTTTGAGCGCGAGTATCTGTGCATGTTCCTGACCCTGGGGGAGATGTACTTCGACCGCCAGGAACTGCTCGCCCGCACCCTGGAGGGGGAGCCGGCCGACCAGGGGCCACTCTACATGGGCGTCGACCTCGGTAAAACGAACGACTTTACGTCCATTGTGTGCCTCCGAGACGGCCCCGAGCGGCTAGAGGTCCAGGAGACCTACATGATGCGCTCGGTCTCGTTCAAAGAACAGCGCCAGGTCATCGACCAACTGATCAGTCAACATGATCCTGACCAGGTCAACATGGACATCACGGCCCATCAGTCCTTTGCCGACAACTGGGAGGGGACCGGGTCGGTCTATGGGCTGATGGGCAACCGGGAACGCAAGGCAGAGAACACGATGACCCTCAAGAACCTGGTCGAGGAGGACCAAATCCGGTTCGCCTACCAGGGGGCCAAGTTGTATGACGATGGCGGCTTCCAGCCGTCCCCATCTCGGGTCCTCCTGGACGATCTGGCCAAGGTGCAGCAGTCCGAGACGCCCTCGGGCAAACAGAAATTCAAAGTCGAGCGGGACCAGTCCGGCCACGGTGACTCTTACTCCGCCTTGGAGCTGGCCCTGAACGCCTACAACGATCATGGCATCCAGGTATACGTATGAACCTCTTTGCACCGATCAAAAAACTACTCGGTATGCGCTCCGATGAGACGATGCTGGGGACCTCGGACGCCCTCCAGGCCCTCCAGGACCACCGGCTCCCGCCCAGTCGGGACAAGGCCGGCATCCTGGAGGCCTACAAGGAGGTCCCGATCCTGCGGATGTGTGTCTCAAAGATCGCCCACTCAGTGGCGGACACGCAGTGGCAGGTCATCCCCGAGACCCAGACCGAGCCCGACCCCGACCACCCGGCCCTGGAGATCTTCGAGAAGCCCAACTCCCGCCAGTCCGGCTACATCTTTACGATGATCACTCAGGCCTATCTGGACCTGGTCGGGGAGGCCATCTGGCTGACGCTGCCCTCGGACTTCAATGCGACGGGCTTCGAGTTTTTGCCCATCCCGCCGACCAAGGCCACACAGACCCAGGACGACCAGGGCAATACCGTCTGGGACGTCAAACTCGGCTCCGACTTTGTCACACTGGACGATGAGCTGGTTACGGCCCTGACCATGCCCGATCTGACCAACCTCTATGGCCGGGGCCACGGCATGGGACAGACGCTGGCCGATGAGATTCAGGTCGACGAGTACGCGGCCAAGCACATCTCCAGCACCTTTCACAACCACGCCAGACCGGACATGATGGTCTTCATGCCGGGGGTTCGTGAGAAGCAATTCAAGAAGATCAAGGAGAAGTGGTACGAGGAGTATGGAGGCCCGCAAAACTCAGGTAAGATTATGTTCTCGGGGTCCAACGAGGCCGAGGCCGAGATGTCGGCCGTTGAGATGTCCCGTAGCCTGGGGGACTCGGAGGCCGCGGCCACGCGGACCATGCAAGAGGAGAAGGTCCGCAAGGGCTTTGGTATCCCACCCGAAATCCTGGGGGACTCCAAGGACTCCAACCGAGCGACCATCGAGGCCGCCGAGGTCATCTACAACAAAAACGCCGTCAAGCCTCGGTTGTCCCTCTTGATCTCGGAGCTGAATCTCAAAGTCATGCCCATGATCCAGACGGCCCGGAGCGGGGAGTTCGCCTTCCCCAACCCCGTGCCCGATGACAAAGAGCTGACCCGGAAGCTGATGAAGCAACACCCCGGTTCGTTCGAGAAGAACGAGGTCCGGCGTATGGCTGGCCAGGAGGCCAAAGACGAGCTGGACGGGGAGATGGCCCGGCCGAAGGCCCCGGCCCCCTCCAACGGTGGCGGCCCCCCGGCCGAGGAGGAGCCCAAGAGCAAGGAGATGGACTTCGACCTGTATACCAAGGGCCAGCAAGAGCAAGACGCCCAGCAAGTGGCCGAGGAGGCCATCCAGGGCGGCGGGGCTGCGACGGGCGAAGTGGTCGCCGCCTCGACTTTGGCCACTGAGGAGGCGGCTTCGGCCCTGATCGGGGAGCTGGGCTCGGATGCCGATGACGTGGACCTGGGCAACTTGAAGCCCGGCATCGAGGAGGCCGTCGACGAGCGGATCAACGAGATCTGGAAGGGCAAGATCGACCAGAATACCAAGGAGCGGGTCAAAGACACGCTGATGGATGGCTTCGAGGACGGCAAGAATCCCCGAGAGATTAAACAGGACCTGGCCGAGTCCTTCGAGGACATGAAGTCCAGCCGGGCCGAGACCATCGCCCAGAATGAGATGGGGGCCGCCTCCAGTCGAGGCAAGCAAGAGGTCATGGATGACGCCAAATCGGTCCAAAAGAAATCCTGGCTGCACCCGTGGGGCCTGAAGCCTGCCGCCCGCAAACAGCACGAGTTCATGGAGAATCGGACCCGAAAAGAGCCCATTCCGGTCAACCAGGACTTTACGATGTCCGATGGGACCTCGGGGCAGGGGCCGCACATGATGAACGACCCGAGTCACGACGTCTGGTGCCACTGTGCCTCCTTGCCCGTGACCGATCAGGAGCGCCACATGGAAATGACCGATCATGATCGCCAGGAGAAGTGGCAGAAGTACAAGGACCAAGTCGACGAGAAGGCCGACGAGTTTGAGCCGGTTGTGGCCCAATACTTTGAGGCGCAAAAACAAAACGCCCTTGAGGCGTTCGATCAGATCATCTCTCACAAGGTGTAGTACAATGGAAGAGACCATCCGAGTTATGAAAGCCGAATCGGACACCCTCAAGGAGGGCGTTCTCCGGTTCATCGCCTCGACGGACAGTCCCGATCGCCATGGAGATCAGATCGACCAGGGCGGCTGGGTCTTTACGTCGGAAGTCAAATTCCTGTGGGTCCATGACAGATCCATCCCGCCCCTCGGCAAGGTCATCCGCAAGACCATCGAGGAGGGACAGCTTGTCCTGGACGTCCAGTTCGACCTGGACGATGAGTTTGCGGCCGAGATCTACCGCAAGTACCAGGAGGACTTTATCGACTCGGTCTCAGTGAGCTTCAACCCGCTGGAGGCTGAGCCCCGAGACATGGGCGATGGTATTCGCTTCATCCGCCAGGAGCTGTTGGAGTTGTCCGCCGTTCCGGTCCCGGCCAACCCCGAGGCGACGGTCAAGGATGGGCAGGGCGACGTCAATGCGTTCTTTGAGCGCCAGCTCAAATGGGCGAAAGAGGTCATCCAAGAGGCGGGCGCGCCACGGGCTGATGGGCTCAAAGCCTTGTGTGAGGACCTGGGGGACGCACTGGAGGCGGCCGAGTCCGAGGACGACAAGGACAAAGACGAAACCCCGACCCCCGAGGACAAGGACGCGGAGGATGAGGAGTTCTTCGTACTGGAGGAGTCCGAGGACAAGGGCAACGAGGAGCAAGCCTCGTTTCTGGAGTCACTTCAGTTCTAGGCCGGCGGACGGTCTCAAGCCACGTACCAATTCCCTGGTAGGTAGAGAGTCACTGAACCACCTATCAGAAGACACTCAGACTACTACCACCTGTGGGATCAAGCCATGCAAGAGCAAGAGTTCGTCGATCGCGTCAAACAGATCGCCCGTGACGAGTATGAGGACGTCAAGTCCGAGTCCGAGGACCTGGACGCGGGCCTCAGCGAGAAGATCGCCTCGGAGGTCGAAGAGCAGCTCAAAGACTGGGACCGTCAGACCGACGACCAGCGAAAAGAGGCGCTCCAGGACCTCAAGGACCAGCTCGCCAATCCCCAGCCCAGCGGCGGGGAGGTCGGGACCGAGGCCAAACAGAAGTCCGTTTTCAAGCGGGAACTGAAAGGACCCGGCTCCAGCATCGCCCGTGCCATGCCCTTCATGGCCCATGCGGCCGAGAAGGGGAGTGGCGGAATTGAGATGCAGCGGGTCAAGGACCTGGCCGAGAACGGGCTGCCCGAGTCCGGCTACCAGGACAAACAGGTTGCCGAACAGGTCGACAAGTTTCTGTCCAGCGACCAACTCCAGGATGGCGGGGGCTTTGTCCCCGATAACCAGGCCAACGACTTCATCGAGTTCCTGTACGACACGGCCGTGGTCCGCCGGGCTGGCGCCCAGTCCATCGAGATGCCGGCCGGCGGGATCAAGGTCCCCGTCCAGGACGGCTCGGTCTCCTCGGAGTGGATTGCTGACAACGGCGGGTCCGCCACTGAGTCGCAGCCGAGTTTCGCTGAGAAACGCATGGAGGCCAAGAAGCTGGCCACCATGGTCGTTTTGAGCAACGACCTGATCCGGCGGAGTCCTCGGGGCGTCGAGCAGCTCGTCTTGACCGACATGCGTCGGCGGGCCCTGATCGAAGAGGACTCGGCCTTCATCCTGGGCGATGGCCAGAACGGCAAGCCCAAGGGTATCTACCATCAGATGGCGGCCGCAAACAAATTCGAGCGAGGCCTGGACGGCGGTAAAGTCACCCTGGACTCGATCATCCGGGACCTGATGAAGTCCGTCTACAAGGTCGAGAAGAACAACATCGTTCCCCAGACGCCCGGCTGGATCATGAATCCGCGGACGGTTCGCTACCTGATGACCCTTCGGGGCTCGGACTCGTTCCCGTTCATGGCTCAGCTCAGCCAGGGCGAACTCCTGGGCGCTCCGGTCCACATGACCAATGCCCTTCCCCAGACGCTGGACGACTCCGGCGACAACGACAACGACGAGACCCGCGCCTTCTACGGCGACTTCAGCCAGGCCCTGATCGGGGACACGCTGAACCTGCGGGCCATGTCCAGCCAGGAGGCCACCATCAAGATGGGCGGCAACTTCCGGTCCATGCTCCAGGACGACCTCCGGGCCGTGGTCCTCTTCCACGAGGTCGACTTCATGCTTCGGCACACCGAGTCGTTCGCGGTCATCGAGGGCGTTGACTACGGAGCCAACTTCGACAGCTAATCCGAATGACTGAGGGGGCCGAAAGGCCCCTTCTCTTCGGTCGATTGACCTACTACCTACATCCCAAGGACAGAACCATGATTCTCAGCGATCTCGATTCCTACATCAAAGCCCAGAAGGCCCTCCACAAGATCAACTATGATGGGTCCCTGGAGCTGAACGGTCCCAAGTTGGACCGTCTGCCGTCGCCCGAGCAGACCTTCGAGTCTGCGGTCTTTATCCTCCGACTGGAGGACGGGGCCGCCGATGAGGACGTCGACATTCGGATTGAAGAGTCCAATGACAACGGCAACTCCTGGTCGACCCTCAAGGACGTGGGCAAAGTGACCTACGACCAGTTGGCCGGCGGGACCACCAAAACCATCGCCCTGGACCTCGATGAGGCGGCCCGGCATCTCCGGTTTACCGTCTTGGCCGAGGGCTCCTCGGGTACGAACGTCGGCAACGCCGACCTGACCGTGACCGTGGACGTCGTCTTCGGCGGGGCTCACAAGCTGCCGGCGTAATTCCACCACCACTGGAGGTGAATGATGACCCGTATCGAAGCCCATACCACTGTGCGGACCAGCGTCGGTACATTTACGGCCGGCGATACCGGAGCCATCCCGGACGATGAAGTCCAGGCCCTGGCCGATGCGGGCCTCATCACCGACCTGGACGCCCAGGCCGAGGACCCTGCCGAGATGTCCTACAACGACCTCCGGTCTCGGACCGCGGACCTGAAACAGACGACCGACGTCGACCCGAAGGACTACAAGCGCACCACACTGGAGGAGTACGTCCAGCGTCATGCCGACTAGCTCCGAACCACTCACAAAACTGGCGACCGTCAAGTCTGAGTTGCAAATCAGCTCCACGACGCACGACTCCTACCTTGACCGCCAGATCAAAGTGGCCAGCCAGGTCTTTACACACTTGGCCGGGGCCCGGCAGTTCCACAAGGTCGTCGACCAGACAGTCGAGGTCGGCTCCCAGGGTGGCCAGTACCTGTTTTTGGATGGCTTCTATCCCGTGACCAACATCCAGGAGATCCGTTTCGACGGTTACGTCGTGGACGCGGACAATTACGAACTGGAAGAGGACAACGGGATGATCCGCCACCTGGGCAGTGGCTGGACGTCGACCGAGGAGCCGGCCGGGGCCATCGCCCCGGTCGATGCGTACTCCGCACCCCTACAGGACTACGCCATCGACTTCGATGCCGGCTGGGCCACGCCCGAACAAGCCAGCCAGGGCGTCTATACGCCCCGCAACCTGCCGTTTGACTTGGAGGAGTCCATCATCACCTACGTCGTCGGCCAGTATCGGCAGCGTGGGCGGGATGAGGACGTTGAGTCCAAGTCCCTGGGCGACGGGTCGATCAAGTGGGTCCGGCGCGAAGGGCATTCCGTCCCTCAGACCTTTGCCATGACGGCTGAGCAATACGCTGAGTCTGGAGGAGCGATTTTCGCATGACGCTATTTGGCCCCGAGATGAACCAGACCGCAACCATCGCCTTGGCCAGTGCTTCGGGCCGAGATGAGGACCTGAACCTCAGCCATGGAGCCACCGAACAGATCGACATCCGATGGGAGCCTGACTCCGAGCGGGTCCGGGGCCCGGATGGTCAAATCACCGACACGAAGGATGTCATCTACACTGAACACGAGGTCGACGCTGACACGCTGATCTGGACGCCCGACAACGACCCAAACGACCCCGAGGACTACGTCGAGCCGACCAACATCGAGCCGTCCGAATCACTGGACGGGTCCGACACCCTCTACAAAGTGGTCCTGTAATGGGCTTTGGCATGACCGACGAAATCCATGATTGGGTCGATGACCTGGAGGCTGAGGCCGACGACCTGGCTGATGCGGCCGATGAGGCCCTGGAGGCCATCGCCTTTCAGATCTTGGCAGGGTCCCAGCTGCGGACGCCCGTAGACACGAGCCACCTGCTGCGGACCTCGACGGTCGAGAAGGTCGACGATGGCCGCTACAAGATCAAGTATCCGGTCGACTATGCGTTCTACGTCCACGAACGCGAAGAGCTGCACCACGACATCGGGGAAGCCCGGTTTTTATCCAAGGCCATCAACGAGGCCAAGGCCGACTGGCCGGAAAACTTCATCCGAGAGACTGAGGCCCGACTGTGACGACGACCAATCACGCCGACACAATTCGGGACATCCTGGCCGGGGCCGGCTACCAGGGGTCCTTCTACAAGGGCCCGCCGGCCAGCCAGACCGACGACCGGGCCGTGTTCATCTATCCGGGTGACTCCGATGGGAGTCCGCGGTACACGTTCAACTCCGACGAGACCGAGAACCGGGACCTGTACCGGGTCCGATGCCGAGGACCGGCCGACGACTACCAGGTGGCCGAGGAGGACTCCCGGCTGATCAAGGACGCCCTGGCCACGAACACTGACCAGGCGTCTTATCTGGACGTCCGGCGCCTCCGGGGCCCAAGCTACATACAGACAGACGACGAGAATCGGCACGAGTTCTCATTCGACATTCTTTGTTGGATCATCGAGTAACCCCCACCACTTGAGGAGCAATCATGGGACAGGCAGGAGCAGGAAAAGATACCAAGACCGTGGCCTTTACGTCCGGCGGCGGGTCCAATTTGGGCTCGCTCAGCAAATCGGACGTCTACTCGGCGTCCTCGGAGACCGTGACCGGCAACAACTCCATCTCGGCGACCAACGGCCACAACGCCCTGGACGCCTCGGCCTTTGGAGATGAAGCCGAGAACGTCATCCTGGGCAAGAAGACCGGGGAGTGGTCGCTGGAAGGGAACTACACGACCACGTCGGGGGATGGCTTGGCCACGCTCAAGGACGCCTCCGACAATGGCGACAAGGTCGAGATCGGATTCATCGTCGATGAGACCGTCGCCTCCAGCACCGACTCGGACGGCTATGAGATGACCGTGTTCGTGACTGAGTTCTCGATGGACTCGAATGACGACGACAAGGTCAAGTATTCGGCCAAGCTCCAGTGCGCGGACGGCGATGGCTGGAATCCCCTGACTTAATCGACCCCCTGACTAGGAGGGCCCTATGGGCCAGGCACACGCAGCAAACAACACGGGGCTGAAGGTCTCGGGGGCGTCGGTCTCGTTTACCGATGAGCCGATGACCCTGATCTCCGGGACAAGCGGGAAGACCTGGCAGATCTCCAGTCTGGCCAAGGACCTGTGGGACCCGACTCAGTCGGTGACGATCAAGTCGAACGGATCAGCCGTCTCGGCCTCCAACTACACAATCAACTACCTGTTCGGCTCGGTCACGTTCGACACCAACCGGAGCGGGGAGACCATCACGGCCACGGGCAACAACTACCCCCACTACTACGTCCCGATGGCCCGAGTGGCCAGTTGGAAGGACTCCCGGAATGCCATCGACGCCTCGGTCTTCTTTGACGACGGGCCTCGGGTCATCCTCGGGCAACGTCAGCTCGAAGTGACCGGGGAGCATATTGACATCGAAACCCTTCCACTGGACGGGTCCGGCGGGTCCGAGAAGACCCTCAAGGAGATCTTCCACAATGGGGGGCAGCTCGTGGTCGAGTACGGCCCGGAAGGCACGGCCGACGGGACCAAGACGGGCGCCCGCCAAGGGCTCGTTCATCGGGCCTGGGTCAAGATTACTGAAAGTCAACTCAGCCTCACTCTCGGTGAGGCCGTTACGACCGAGCTGCAATTCGAGTTGAACTCGGTCAACAGCGTTCAATCTGGGCGCAATGTTTCGCACGTCGCAACCTTCAACTACTAATCCTAATCTCAAGGAGCAGCACCATGTTGGCAGACCTCCAAGAAATCCAAAGCGACCTTCTGGGCGAAAGCCCCAAATCCGAGCCCGTGGAAATCAAAGGCCACGAGCTGTTGATGTTCGAGATGGACGTCAACCAGTACCAGCGGTTCTCCCAGATCGGTGAAGCCTCGGACACCCTCCGGGCCATGTACCGCATCATCTTCGAGTGCCTCAAGACCAAAGACGGCCAGCAGGTCTTCGACGAGACGCATCTCGACAACATGATGGAATCGTCCTCGGACCACGAGGCCCCGGCCACGCGTATCCGAGACGAGTTCCTAATCGTCAACGACCTGGCTTCCGTCCGGGAAGCGGTCGAGGAGGCCGAAGAGGAGGCCGAGGGAAACTGACCGAGACTCAAAGGATGCTGGAGGGGACATCCTTTGAGGGCGAAATCATCCACTACCACACGTGGCTGTTGTCCGAGGCCCTCGACTACCGGCTATGGCCGGAAGACATCGGACACCTCCCCCTTTCTACCTACCGTCGATTCTGGGCCTTCCAGAACATCCGTTCTGAGGACCAGTCTAACAACCCGGCCATTGGTCGGGAGAACGACCTCATCGTCCAGATTCTCCAAAGCATCTTTTCCGAGGACTGATCCATGGCCAATAACGTCGGTGACATCGAGGGGGAAGTGCTGCTGGACATCGACGATCTGATGGACGCGGTCGACCGGGCGTCCCGTGAGCTAGACGACCTGGAGGACGCCGCGGACCGTGCCGATGGGGCCATGGATGATATTGAGGATGCGGCTGATGACGCGGCCGATGAGATCGACGACCTCGGTGATGAGGCCGATTCCGCCGGCGATGACCTCGATGACATGGGCAACCGGGCCGGTGGCCTCGGGGACGATGTTCTCAGATTGGCCAGTAGCCTCGGGCGACTGGTCTCTTCTCTTGGTCCGGTCGGCGGAGCGGCTGCGGGAGTGGCGGTCGGTGGACTGGCTGCCATGGCATCGTCTGTGGCCATCACCGGGGCCGCGGCCCTCAAGGCCGGCAAATCCTACGGCACCTTCGAGCAAGCCATTCGAGGGGCCGCGGCCAAGACCGGCAATGCCGTCTCGGCCTTCGACAAATTCAGCAACGCGGCCGTCCAGGCATCCCAGGCATCAGCCTTCACCGGCAAAGAGGCCGGGGAAGCCCTCAACTTCTTGGCCGCCTCGGGGCTCAACGCCGACAAGGCCATCAAGGCCCTGCCCGATACCCTGAAGCTGGCCACGGCCGGCCAGATGGGGCTGGCTGAGGCGACCGACGTTACGACCAGTGTGATGGCGACCATGGGGACTAAGGCCAGTGAGGTCGATCAAGTGGCCAGCACCATGGTCAACACGTCGAACCGTTTCAAAGTTTCCGTCAAGGGGATGGGGGAGGGTGTCAAAAACTTCGGGGCCACGGCCAACGCCCTTGGTATGTCGGTCGAGCGGACCTCGGCCTTGATCGGCCTGATGGCCCAGCGACTGGGCGCCCGGAAAGGGTCCATCTCGCTTCGCCAGGCCATGTCCAAGCTGATGAATCCCAGCAAACAGGCCCAGGAGATCCTCGACCGTGTCGGAGTCTCGGCCCAGGACTCCGAAGGCAAGATGAAAGGCCTGGTCGAGATCATGGATGAGTTGTCCAAGACGGACATCAGCGTCCCCGAACTCAAGAAAGTGTTCGGGTCTCGGGGCTTTGGAGCCGCGGACGCCCTAATGGACAGCGGGGGCCGAGGAAAGGTCAAGGACGTCACCCAGCAGAACCGAAAACTCCAGGGGCAGCACAAGGAACAGGCGGCCTTCATGAACAAGGGCCTCCAGAAGTCCATCGACAACCTGGCGGGGTCCTGGGAGAACCTTTGGATTGTGCTGGGAGAGAAATTCGCCCCGGCCCTCAAGTCCGTCATCGAGGACACAAAGGGTTTTGTCGTCAACCTCAAAGAGCTGGTCCAGCAAAACGAGAGTCTGGGCCCGAACATGATGGAAGTGGCCAAGACGGCCGGCCGATGGATCAAGGCCTTCGAGGAACTGTCTCCCATCCTCCTGACCGTTCTGGACACGGCCGTGGAGCTGACCGACTGGGCCCTGTCATACGTCGAGTCGACCCTCCGGGTCATGCCCGTGGTCGGGACGTTCATCAACGTCCTGGACGGGCTGCGGCTGGCCTATGAATACGTGGCCGGGTCGGCCGAGGACGCTGCCAAGAAGACGGACGAAATGAGGGCGTCCACCGGGAAGGCCAAGAGTGCGGCTGCGTCTGCGGCCAGTCGGGCGTCTACCTCGGATGAGGAGGACGTCGGGTTTGTCGGGCCAAAACAGAAGGACGCCGGTCCCGCCGAAGACAAGGGCCCGCCCTCCACTTTTGGAG